TTGAGCATGCTCCCTTCGGCGCGGATATGGAGCACGCAATGTTCGGTGAAGAAGTCGTACGTGAAAATGCGACTACTACCGAATTGCAAAAAGCGATACTTAAGGCTTTTATACTCACGATGCAAAGAAACGCAAAAGGGAAAATTTAGTTATGGGGAATCAAACTCCATTTGGACCAAATGAGCTGAGCAAACCACCTGTGACTGGAGCGGCATTCATAGCGTTTTTACATGAAGAAAAATATCCTTTTCTGATGATTGAGATAGGTACAGACACAGACGAAACATCTCAAAATTATCAAGAAAAATATATTTCAGTATCGTGTATAATTTACGAAGATGGACGACCAAAATGTGTACAAGTTATTAAATCTAATACATTTGTAGTTGAACATCATTGTTTAAATGCAAAAGATCAAATGAAAATTTCAAAATCTAATTTGCAAAGATTAGATTCAAGAGATTTTGAAACTGATAAAATATAAATAGACGAAACAAGGGGATTCAATTCCCCTTGTCTATTTAGGGTTGTTCCTAAATACTGATGAGTCAGCTACTCAATTAACTACGAAAGGACAAATATGTCACTTAAAATAAAAGATACTCCTACTAATTTATTAGTAGAGCAACACGGACTTGAAAATCAGATAAAAAGATTAACTGATTTGAATGAATCCGAAAGTATCACTTATGTTAAAGAACGACTAAAAAATATTATTCCTGATCTTATTGATATAAAAGAATGTATTAAAGATCATAATAATAAAAAAGTAGATGAATCTTTACTTAGAGATAGAAGATACATTGAGCCAGCTAATGGTTCGTAAATGTGGTGATTGTAATTTATGCTGTAAATTACCAAACATACATACACCAAAAAACTTTAAAAAAGATTATACTTGGTGCAAACATTGTGAAATCGGAGTAGGTTGCAAAATTTACTCCGATAGACCAAAGATGTGTAAGGACTTTGTTTGTGCTTGGTTATTAGGATTAACTCCAGAAGAATTAAAACCTAACAAAGTTGGTTTCTATATTATTGTAGAAACAGATGAATCTTTTAAAGAGAAAGTTTTTACTGTGTATGCAGATACACATAAAGTACATAACATTCATAAATACTTAAAAAAATTTGATTATATTGATAAAGATGGCGATCTATGGAGATATGTCATACGATATAATTCAAATGAAAATGATCTTGCTCTTTTTGACAAAGCTAAATTTGGAAACAAATTAAAGTTTTGTAAAAGAGGAGATTATTAACAATAGGAGGAATGTATGCAAAAACATACTTACTTTAGCAATCGTAATGGTTATTTAGAGCATCGTTATGATTGTAAGGAATGTAAAAATATAGCAAGGAGAAAAAACATTATAGATAATATAATGTGGGTTATCGCTTGTGCTATAATTTTTATAGTGGTGTCAGGTTGTAATAAATTGGAATTTGATCCTAAAACTAGCTTAATAAAATATTCTATTAAGAAGGTGGACAAATGACAACTTGGCAAGATAAACGCATCAATGCTATGAATAGAAAAATGGCAAGGAAAGGTACTCACTTGCACGATAGATACATTGATGAACATTTTAGTGTTATTAATAGTAATGCTAAAAATAAAAAAGAGTACAAACTAGAAAGAGGTAAAAATGAGGAAGCTAATACTACTAATGTTTCTTCTGACTAGCTGTGCCTATAACCCTGTTATAGATACAGCTGGTCGTAGTGGTACTTTTAATAAAGATAAAGCTAGTGAAATAACTAATGATTTGCAACATTGTAAAATGGTTGCTGATTCAAATAGTTCTTTTCTAGGCTCAATTATCTTTTGGGTAGAAAGTCCTACTGCAGAAACACAACACGAATCCATTTATAAAAAATGTTTAGTTAATCGTGGACATTCAGTTCTCAATTAACAGACAGAAAGGGATAATTATGATGGATAAGCAAACAAAATCCCACTATCTTTTAAAAGGTATGTTGCAAGAGTTTCAAGCGAAACCCCAAGCAAGACTTTTAAATAAGATGGTGGGTATCAAGTTTAAACAAATTAGACTTGAGAAAAATCTTACAGCTGAAAAAGTTGTAGATAAAAACAAACGATTCTTTTCTTCTGTTTATGATTTATATAAATTTGAAAGAGGAATCAAAACTGATGTGGCTAAACTGTTATGTCTTATTAAATATTATGGTTATGACATAAAATTTTTAGAAGATCGGTTTAATTGGAAAGGAGAAAATGATGTGGAAAAAACACACATTAAAGAATAACATAATATTAAGCTACAACGAAGATAAGCATATGTATTATGTTAACGACCAAAAGGTAGAATCTGTGACAGGAATTTGTGGCAGAGGTTTACCGAAACCTAACTTGGTTAATTGGTTAGTCGCTACACCTTTAAATGAGGTTAAAAGATTAATTAATGAAAAGTTAGATAATAACGAACCTTTAGATCGTGCAGGTTTAGAAAGAATTTTTAAAACTGCAAAAGAAAAAACTAATAAGATTAAAGAAGATGCTGGACTTGTTGGTACAGTAGTTCATGGTCTTATTGAGGATTTTCTAAAGGGTAAAGAAATTCCAAAACAATCTGATAAAGCAGTAGTTAATTGCTGGAATCTTTTTTTAGATTGGTGGAATAAACAAGAGTATGAAGTAGTTGAATTAGAGAAAAAAATATACTCTAAAAAATACAACTATGCTGGTACTCTTGATCTTGTTGTAAAAGACAAGAAAGGAAATCTTGTTTTAATGGATATTAAGACAAGTAACTTTATATCATTTGACTATTTTTTGCAGTTAAATGCGTATAAGTTTGCATACGAGGAAGAAACTGGATCAAAAGTTTCTAAATCTTTTATAGTAAAATTATCTAAAAAAGATGCAGAGATTGAGATTAAGGAGATTCCTCTTAATAAAAAACTTTTCAATGCTTTCATTGGAGCAAAATATGTAATGGAACAAATGCAAAGTGTTGAAATATAACAAAGGAGAATCTGATGCAATATAATAAAGCACAGTACAATAACTATCCTAGAAAGAATTATGGTAATTCAAAGGATAGTAATGGTGGAACAGCTAAACTCACTAAAACCAAAAAAGATGGTTTAATTTTAGTTGTGAAACTTAATAACCAAAATCTAGTTTTAAAAGGGTTTTGGGATATAAAGTATAATTGTTGGAAATTGTTTCCTTATTACGATAAGACAAAAACAAATCCGCAATTTAATAGACCACAACAACCTCGTGATGAAATGGACGATCAGTTGCCACAGTCAGAAAAGGATTGGAATAATAGCCCTGCACCTGACCCAACTGATTTTACTCCAGAACAATACGAGGACAATAACAATAGCTAATGGCAGAACAAGATTCATTACCTATGTATATTAAAAAACGTCCACTAGATTTTGACCCTAATCATATTCTAGCTTACCTTGATACTTTAGATAAAAGAAGTATTGATGCAGAGATAGCTTATGATGAAGCCAAAGATCAAGTTCAGGAAGTTTTTGATTATGTAGTTAATGAGAAGCAGACTAATGCAAATGCTTCTGTTGCACAAGCTAAAGTTAAAGCAACTAACGATGAACGATATAAGAAAGTTAAACAAGAACTTTCTAGTAGAAAAAAATGGCATCTTGTTTGTAAAATAGAAGCCAAAAATGCTCATAGTTATTGCGAAGCCTTAAAACAAAAATCTATTAATGAATTAGCCATCTCTAAATTAACTAAAAATTAATAGTGTGTGTGGGGAGAAATCCCCACATATTAATGCCTTGTCAATTCTAAATAAGACAAATCTGTCTTATCATCAATTTCCTTAAAATCATATTTAAAGTCAACAATAAAAAGATCATCATTCTTTTTAATTTCTTCAAGAGTTTTTTTTACTTTTGGAAAAGTAGGTTTTATATCTACAAATCTTAATGAAACAAAATGTCCATAAGGAACATATCTTGATTCTATTTGCATTTCTAAATTTGTAATAACTGCATCTATATCACTCATAGATTCTTATTACCTTAAATGAAATTAAAAGTGTATTACTTTTTTTTAAATGTGGAAACGCCTTTAATACCTAATATTGTGGAAAATGCTCCCACTACAAGTGCTTGATAGAACATAGGTAAATTGGAGAACTTATCAAAAAAAATATCTATCTTCTGTTGAATATCAGGGTCTTCGCTGAACACCGACCAAGCGAGCAACAATAAAGGAATAGAAATAAGAATAAGGCAAAATTCATCTTTCCAATCTCCTTTATGTGATTCAATAACAGCTTTTTTAAATTCAACTTCCCCATTAGCCATTCGTTCAGCCATTTTTAATTCTGCAACAGATTCTAACTCTTTTGTTCTTCTTCTATTAGAAGCTATTGACATTCCTGTTTTAATAATTCCAGGGACTAATTTTGATGCAATACTTAACCACATCTTATTTCTCCTTTATTTTTTCTATTAACATATCTATACAATGTTTTCCTTTTTCTAAATCCTTAACCTGATCTTTTATTGCTTTATGTTTTAGATTATATCTTGATATATATTTAATCACTTTAGCTTGACAAGCATTAAAATTATTATCCATACAATAGTCTAAAGGTTGTATTTTGAGTTTCTTATACCAATCCCCACCCACTTGCTCGGAAAAGGCTGAATCGCTTGTCTGCGTGGCTCTATGGCTCTTTAAAAGGGCAGATTTTAGCTTATTATTCTTTTCTGTGGGTTTATTTGTCATACTATCTTATTTATCCATTTTCCTTTATCATTGAGTACCATTGGGAGTAATCTTGGTACACCATTTATAATGATTCCGCAACCAAGAATAAATCGTGTTTTAAAATTTTTTGCGTAATTAAAAGCCATACTTTTTTGGTTAATCATACAACCTACATTCATAGCAAAGAATAGATTATCAGGATTTGCCCAATAGCTTATTAAGAACTTTGTATGATAGTGTCCTTGTACTGCTGACATACCCATAGTTTGAGATACTTTTAAAACATCTGCACTTCTTCCGTGAGTAAAAAAACATCTTTGTCCATTAGACATTGTTAAAGTTAAATCATCAACCCACTTCCATTTTCTAGTTCCTAGAAATTCCCCATAAGGTTTTAAGAATTGTTTTGACATTCCATATTTTAATGCTCGTCTATAAACTAAACTTGAATGGTTTGAATCTACTTCTGTAACTTCTGGATAAATACTTTCAATTTCTTTTATGTAAGTATCCACTT